CTCAGAATATAGGATGTGGGCAACCTGTTCTGAGACGTTGATTTCTAACAACACATACGCATTGTTGTATTCTTTACCAACCTTGTAAATCACTGAAGGATACAAGATCGGAGAGATTTGATTATCACGGTATTTACCAACCATACGGTACGGCACTTCAGTAATATCAATGATGGTGAAAGCGGAATAGTCCCCACCAACACCCTTAGCCACGTCACAGACCATACAATAAGTATGACCAGCTTGTGGTCTAACGTAGATATCCAAACCATCTTTGGCGTGAATAACATTATCAGGCGACATTCTTGCAATAGCGTCTGCCTTAATTAGGGTCAACGAAGAACCCAAGAAGTTACATAGTACTTCCTGTGTAAACTTCAATTCACCTAACTGTGCTTTTTGTTCTGCAGCCCATGCTTCATCACGACCTGGAATTTCCCAGTATGGAATGAATAGGGGAACGAAACCGTTTCTACCCTTTTCAGCATCAGTCCAGAACTTCCAGAAGTGATTGTAACCTAGTGGCGTACTACTTAGTAGAATCTTAGTGGTCTGACCAGCGGAAATTGTAGGGTATACTGATGTGAAGAATTCTTCAGCCACGTTGTTTGGAATAATCGCAGCTTCGTCAACATACAACATGTTAACAGACTTACCACGAATACCAGACTTACCAGTCGCTGCAGTGAATACCTTGGATCCATTCTCTAGTTCGATGTCACCCTTGTTCCAAGTAGTAACACCTTGCTGCATCCACTTAGGGAGCAACTCGTACATTGTTTGATAACGATCCAAAACTTCTCGAGCAGCAGACGCTTTGTTAGCCAAAATAGCGACAGTCTTGTTTGCTTGGAAGATCGTATACCAAAGAATGTAGGCTGCAGAAGTCGTAGTCTTACCTTGCTGACGACCTTCCATCAAAATAACACGACGGTTATTATGGATGATATTTACTTTGTTCTTTTGACAGTCGTACAACTTGAACAGTTGCAAACCATGATCAAGTGTTACGATCTGACAGTAATTCTCAATGAAGTAGATTGGGTCAGTAGAACACTTGATGTACTCTTGAATGTTTTCAGGAGTGAAGTCAACAGTAACACCAGCTGCTTTTAAGTTGGTGTTTGAATTATAAATTTCTGCCATAGTTTAAAAGTTATCTAACCAATTCTCACTTGTAATAGTAGCCGTTGTAGTGTCTCCGTCAGCGCTGTACATTCTGTTAGGGTTGGTGAAATCTTCATTCTGACCCACGTTTGCGTTAACTTGAGAGATAACACCACCAGTATTAACTGGACCAAACATGTTAGTCTTCATCTGGAAATTCAAAGTATGTGTCACAAAACGACGAGTCTGGAAGTCGCCTTCATATTCGTCTTGGACAGTCACACTATTTAGCACGATAGGCACATCCACTTTGATGTTCATATCAGGCACTACGTTTACAGTTAGTGTATACTCAGGCGTGAATGTTGGAAGGATCTGCTCAATAATCTGCAAACCGTCTTCTTGAGTTTTAGTTAGAATGTATAGAGAGATGTCGATGTTATATGGCACTGGAGCATACACAGAAGATACGGCTGTGTTACCATCTCCACATGTAATCTTCTGCATACGATTGACCTTACGAGATGGGTCGTAGTTATAACCGATAATCTCAAAGGACATTCTTGGAAGAGTAACGTATGTGTTGTTCTCCAAAGAAGGGTCTTGCTCTAAACGAACAACCCATTTCTCTTTTGGGGCATACGCTAATGGAACCTGCAATCGTTGGATAGTTGTACCAGTTACAGAATCGCCTTGCTTACGATCGATATAGATGTCACTGAATAGTGTACCGAATCCAACGATACACTTTCTGATGATTCCATGGTAGTAGACGTTATTGTTTAGCATAATTTTCTTTACGGATTATTGGTAACGTCGACATCACCGAACGGGTTTGCTACATTAAACAACACGTCTTGAGCTTGTGTCTTAAATTTATTGTTATCGCCGAACGAATCTGGTTTGTCGATATTGATGTCGATAGTTGACACTGCAATGGCACCAACCGTTGGAGTTCCACCAGTAAACTGTACAACTGGTGGAGTGGCGTAACCAGTTCCTGGGTTTGTTACGGTGACGCTAACGACTTTGTCAGCAGCAGCGCCAGTTCCAAGAACTGCAGTCGCTGTAGCGCCAGAGCCAGAAGAGCTAACAAACGATACTGTTGGAACAGAATCATAACCAGATCCCTGATTTGTCACGTTAATTCCAGTGACCTCACCATTAGGAGATCTTGTGGTGTTAGTGTTAAAAGTCTTCAATGTTTCAAATGCGTCAATTGCAGCAATACCAGTATCAATATGCTCTGATGCATACTGGAACAATTCAACTTGTAGTTTGTAAGTGTATAGCTTACCAAGTTGATAGAATGGGTCTTGGTGTTTGACGAACTTAATCTCAAACAAACCTTTAGTCAGTGGGAAATAAATCAAGTCGCCTTCGCATGGACGACTTGGTAAGATTGTTTGACCATAACGACCAACCATTTGTTCCCAACGACGACGAGCAACTACCAATGTAGCTGACTGCTCCATCATCAAACCGAACTTCTGAATGAATGCACCTTGACCATCGAACGAGTCTACGTTCTCAAAGTACATTTCGATCGGGAATGAAGATGTGAATTTTGATAGACGGTCTTCACCAAGAATCTCGTCTTTTGAAACTAATGTTCTTGGAATGTAAAACAACTCCTGACCATAGATCTTAAGTGATTCTACGATCAAGTCTTCTATTAGGTACTGCTCGTTGCGAGTGCCATGACTGAAGTAAACATTAGTTGCCATTAATTATCCTAAGAAGAAATCCAGAGGCGCTGATTTAGTCATCAAGTCGTCTTCCAACTCTTTAATGTCAGTCACAGCTTCGTCGTAAGTTTCTTGTCCATTAAGCGTAACCCCACCTGGAAGTTGTAAACCACCAAACTTCTTCATGTTCATACCCCATTGCTTCTTGAACAATGCAGTAACGTAGTGCTTCAACCACGCTTCGTTGTAGACACGAGTGTATGTAGTTGGATCCATTGCACGATATCCTTGAACCACGATATGGTCACCAAGAATAAAGTCTGTCTGCCAGTTAGCGTCCAGATATAACTTGTTTGATAGACGGTTGAAACGGAAACCTTGATGCCCGTTTAGCTCCAAGTCCAATAGAGCCAAGTGGCTCATAACTGTCTTGTAGTAAATCAACGATGTTGATGTTAAGTCGTACAAGTCGTTAAGTCGTAGCTGGTACTGTAAGTCGAAGATGTTCTTTGAAGAACTAGCTTGACCCATAGAAAGAATCTTTGTCACACCGTACACATAGTCTGGTACTGTAATGTAGCGTAAGTCATACTCACGAAGAGTAATAGTTGATAGCGTTGCATTATGACCAGCTGAACCAGTAATAGCTTCGTTTGCTTGGAATGTTCCGACTACGTTCTTAACTAGAAGTAGTGTTCCGTTTGATACACGAGTTGACTCACGACAGACTTCTGCCGTTGCACCAGAAACTGCTCCAGTGATACGTTCTGCAATTTCGAATGTGCCTGCAACTGAAGTGGTCAACACAACTTCTGAAGCACGAATAGGTTGCTTCATGTAAATTTGTTCTACGCCTTCGTAGTGGTATAGGTTCCAATACTCCAACGCTTCATCCAGACGATCTTCTAATTGATCCTCGTCCACGTTGATTTCGACCACTGGTGCACCCAATGCTCGTAAAGCGTACTGTTTTAGTCCTTCTCTTGAACTGACTGCCATATATTATGCCTTAATTAAAAGTACTGCTCCCTTGACGCTAATTGTTCCAGATGAACAAGAAGCCGAGAACACTAAATTACCACCAGTAACTGCCCAATTCAACGCATGGTAAGTATTGCCTACCTGAATCTTTGTAGTGGCAATGCTATCCAAATAGTCACCATGAAAGTAATTCTGATAGTTACCACCAGAATCACCAGCATATGCATTCGAACTGTATGGGAAATAGATCGAAGTCCCATCATGCATAACGAAAAACTCGTACAGTGCGTATGCAGTACTGTTGGTTATTTGTATTGTATATTTAGCTCCACGGTATGTCGTCGCAGAGACTGTATTTATTGTAGTAGATGAAGAAATCGCAGACTGGTTAACTTCAACCAAACCTGCATAACCACTTCCTCCTCCGCCACCAGAGACATCTGCCCACTGAACACCAGATCCAGTAGACTGAAGAACCTGTCCAGCTGTACCAACTCCACCAGCTACAGTAAGAGTGCCAGTTAGAACTACAGAAGAAAGGGTTTTGTTGGAAAGAGTTTGAGTGCCAGTTAAGGTTGCGACAGAACTATCTTCTGTGAAACTCTTAATGGTGTTGCTTGATGTTTTGTAGTACAGCTTACCGTCAGCATAGTTAATTGCTAACTCACCGTAATCTAAGTCCGTGACTAATGGTACTTTTGCACCAGTAGAGGACTTCTTAAGAAGAACCTTATTTGCCATGCCCAAACCTTAAAAAAGGAAACGAAAGAGGGGAGTAAAAACTCCCCTTACTTATTTAATTAGTACGTACCACCGTCGATGTTGAACCCATCGATAGTTGAAGTAGCAGCACCTGCACCAGTAATGTTTGTGTTAAAATAAGTTGTATTGGTGAACGTCTTGTTACTTAAATTCTCTGTGCCAGCAAGAGTAGACAGAGTACCAGTAGTTGGTAATGTTACGTTAGTTGCGCCAGTTAGAGTTAATGTAGCTGCATATGCACCAGAAGTTGCGAAGTTACCACCAAGAGTGATAGTCTTCGAACCATTGTTAACACCAGTACCACCATAAGTGCCACTGATAATGTCAGCGTTCCAAGTACCAGTAGCGATAGTACCAAGAGTAGTGATAGAAGATTGACCAACGTATGTAGACGCAATGTCAATGCTATCAGCATTAACTGTCACACGGTTAGAAGTTCCACCAACAGCCAATACACCAGATGCGTATGTTAAACCAGCACCAGCAACACTTGATGCTAGTTGTACGTTATCGCCAGAGATTTCAATACCGTTGGCTACGTTTACGTCTAGAGTGTTACCAGTCTTAGAAAGACCAGCGCCAGCAGTGATTTGACCAGCACCAGAGAATTGAACGAAAGCTAGTGCAGTAGTACCAACAGTGATCGCACCATCAGTAGTTAGAGTCCATCCAGAGTCAGCGTTTACAGTACCAGACTCAACGAAAGTGAATAGACCAGAAGTGACTTCAGTTCCTGGGGTATTGTCACAATCAGTTGCACGAGTCCATGAACCAGAAGCAACGACGTAGATACCGTTCTGAGAAGCTGTGCTTTGATCTTTAACCAGAACACGGTCACCAACAGAAAGAGCAACACCGTCAATAGTCTGTGTGTTGCTTAGTGTAATGTTAGCAGTGGTAGCTGCACGAACAGAAGCCTTGATGTCAAGACCAGTCTGCATCGCATCAACGTATGCCTTAGTTGCAGCGTCTTGTGCACCAGTAGGATCTGCTAGGTTTGTGATTCGCTTGCTGTTAACATCAACAGTACCTGTTCCTTGTGGAGCCAAGTTAACATTAGTGTTTGATCCACCAGCAGTGAAAGTAAGAGCGCCAGTACCAGTGATAGAACCATCAGAAGTACCAGTACCACCGTATGCAACGCCGATGTCAGTACCTTGCCACACA